CGATTGGGGCTTACCCAGAATTCGACCGCTACGGACGCTGTGTGGCATTTGCAAAGCGTTACATGATGACTCTTGGAGAACTTGTTTCACAGTTCCCAGAGTTTGAAACTCAAATCCTAGGACGTGATGGTTATCAACAAGACCTACACGCACAGGTTGAAATGGTTCGTTACTTTGATAAGGACCAATCAGTAATTTACTTGCCTAAGAAGGGCAATCTAGTTTTATCTCGCGCATTGAATCCAATGGGCAAGATGATGGTTGTCGTGGCGCGTAAGCCATCTATTGATGGTGAAATGCGTGGACAATTCGACGACGTACTCGGTATTCAACTTCTCCGCAACCGTTTCGCCTTACTGGCAATGGAAGCAGCAGAGAAAAGTGTTCAAGCACCAATTGTACTACCTCAAGACGTTCAAGAACTCCAGTTGGGTGGAGATGCGGTTATCCGTACCTCTAACCCTGCTGGCGTTCGACGTGTCGAATTAAACATTCCACAAGGCGCGTTCACAGAAGCACAACTACTTAATCAAGAACTTCGCGCAGGTACTCGTTATCCAGAGGGACGTTCTGGTAATATCGATGCAAGTATTGTTACTGGTCAAGGTGTACAGGCACTTATGGGTGCATTTGATACACAGGTTAAGTCAGCACAGGCAATCTTTGCATCTACTCTACGCGATGTTGTTTCTCTTTGCTTTGAAGTAGATGAAAGAATCTTCGGAGAAGAAAAGACAATCCGTGGCGTAGACTCTGGCTCACCTTATGAAATTACATACAAGCCATCTAAGGACATCAAGGGTGATTACTCTGCAGATGTTCGTTATGGTATGCTTGCTGGTCTTAACCCAGCACAGGGACTTATCTTTATGCTACAGGCTCTTGGTGGAGGATTAATCTCCAAGGACATGGCTATGCGTGAATTACCATTCACAGTCAATGTTACACAAGAACTTGAAAAGATTGAAATCGAAAACATGCGTTCATCACTTCTTAGTGGTATTACTGCAATGGCTCAGGCTATTCCAGCAATGGCTACATCAGGCGGAGACCCAGCATCTATCGTAACTAAGATTGCGGGAGTAATTACTGCACGTCAAAAGGGTCAATCCCTTGAAGAGGCTATCGCAGGCGTATTTGCTCCAGAGCAACCAGTTCCTCCTGCTGGGGCGGCAACTTCTCCTGTTGAGCAGCCGTCCCCTGCTCCAGGCGCGGCTCCAGTAGGAGGCTCTCCAATGGGCATGGAACAAGCAGCACCTCCACCAGACTTACAGACTATCTTATCTACCCTAAGTGGTAGTGGCAAGGCTTCGGGACGAGTAACAACTAGGGGATAAAATGACAACGCTAGTAGCGATACAAGGTGACGGTTGGTCGGTACTAGGATGTGATTCACGTCTTAGTGATGAGCATGGGCGTTTTCAAATAGCAAAGACACCAAAGATTGTAGAAAACAATGGTGTATTGATTGCTGGATGCGGTTCATCACGTGCAAGTAATGTATTACATTATGGTTACAAGCAACCTAAGCCTACGGTACAAGAAGATTTAAATACTTACATGACGCAGAAGTTTATACCAGCAATGCGTAAGAGTTTTGTAGATGCTGGTATCGACATGAAAGAGGACGGCGATGTCGCACAAATTGATGGGGGATTTCTCATCTCGGTCAAGGGGCAAGTTTTCTCGGTCTCTGAGGATTATTCTTGGGATACCGATGTTCGCAATGTATATGTTATGGGTAGCGGTGGAGATGTTGCCCTCGGTGCATTGGCAGCGTTGGGTGTGGAAAAAGTAAAAACTATTAACCAGGCAGAAGCAATGGTACGTAAAGCAATTGCTATTGCAATTCAATACGATAACATGTGCTCAGAACCAATTCATATCTTTAAACAATTTAAGTAGGAGGAACAATGGTAAGTGGAGGAATGCGCCCAGGTGCGCCACAGAACAACCCAGCCAATGTTTCAGGCACAGGCGGAGCAGGACAAAGCGGTAACTATACTGGTTTTGCTTATGGTCAGAATCAAGAAGTCAATCAACAGCGCGTACAGGGTAATCAGGCAGTAGCATCTACCAAGACACCTACAGCATCTGGAAACCCTTATGATGGTATTAACATGCCTCAACTAGGCACACTCTTTGACCCAACAACTCGACCAGATGAACCAATCACAGCAGGTGTAGATTTTGGTCCTGGACCAGGAAGCGAAGTGCTTCCAAAGAATTTAATGAACAATACTCGCATGGATGAGAATGCAAAGATTGCTCAGCAGTACTTGCCAGATTTAGCATTTGCTGCACAGTCTCCAGATGCTCCAGATTCATTTAAGCGTTTTGTAAATTATCTCATTGAGAACGCGCAAGGTTTTAACGCTAATGGCTGATGCTATTTGGATGCCTGGCAGTCTTTTTGATAATATCGACAAGTTCGCAAATTCACTTGGATATCAAAATGCAGGTATTGCTATAGAACTTGCGATGATGTCCTGGAGTTCTCCAGAAGAAAGAGATGCCTTTATCACTAGTATTACTGATGATGATGTCCAAGGCGGAACAGAAAAAAATTATATCAAACAAAAATTTTAGGGGGTAGACATGTCTTGGTGGGACTCATTCACATCTCGTATCCAAAACCCTATCCCTACGCTAGGTGCTGTTGGTAAAAAACTTACAGGCGGCGGTTCATACCTTAACGAAGAAGAACAAAAAAGAGAAGAAGCATTTACTACAAATGTAAAAGATGCACTTTCTAATGTCGATAAAGCATTAGCACTTGACCCTACATATAAGTTAAAAAAGGCTGCACTTAAATCTACAGCAGACCTTCTTCTTAAGTATGTTGCTGTTCCATTTAATGAAAAAGTCTACTCACCACTTATGCGCACAGTTTCAACTGCAGCCTTATTAGGTGATACAAATTCTCCACTTTACAAAAAGGGTCAATTTGAAGAAGGTTTTCAATTCTCTGATATCTCAGCAGCGCGAGCGCGTTCTGCAAAGGTAAGTGCATTTCAGGCTATGATTAAGTCTGACTTAACGCCACTACTTAATCCTCTATCTAAGTTGGCTCTTACTCCTGGAAAGATTGACCTTGATACCGTCAACTTATGGGATGACGAAAGCATCAAAAAGAACTTTGTCGACAATGCAGTTGGTAGATGGTACACTGGTCTTGGAGACTTTACTGTTGGCACAAAGGGACTTACTGTTGCTGGAAAGATTGCTGGCACAGCAGTCAAGACTGTTGCCAAGCCTGCTGGTTTATACACCAAGGGTAAGACAGTAGATGCTCTTGCAGCAGACATGGAAACTGGAATTCTACACGCCACCACTAATGGCGTTCAGGGTACACAGACTGTTTCAGGAAGCCATGCGCTACTTCTTGCTCAAACTAAAGACTGGGCTATTGTAGAAGAAATAGTAACCAAGTACAGTACCAATGAAAAGTTAATTCCTATTATTCGTGAAGCATCAGATGCAAGCGCTGTTAAAGATATTCTCCTTGCGGACAAAGGAAACCTTGCTGCAATGCAGCGTTTAGCGGCGACATCAAGCAGTAAGTTATTTGACATTGCTGATGTAAAGTCACAAATACGAAATAAGATTATTCAAGATGGGGAACTATATCTCCCAGATGAAATTGCTGCTGGACGCTTAAAGACAGTATTTGATGATGCTATTGCAAGCGACCCACAGTTTAAAAAGATTAAAGATGCCTTCTTTGACGAAAAGGGCGATATAACTTACGGCGGAAAAGCATACATGCCTATCGAGCCTGTATTTGGTACGTCTGCACTAATCAAGGCACAGGGTGCTGCTTTTCAAACAAAGTCAGCAATTCGTAGCCGTGAATATTCAAAACTTTCAGAAATCATTGAAACTAAAATTGGCGAAACTGCTGGTGGCTTAGTAATCAAGGGACTTAAATTTGCTGGTCCAGCAACAGATGCCTTGCCTGCTGGATTTGTATCTCTATCAGGTATGCGCCCAATGCAAGCACGTATAGAACTTACTGGATTCATCAATAACATGAAAATGTTTAGAAATGGTGATGATAAGATTATGACAGGTTTTGCTAATGGAGCAAGACTTGAAGAAAAAGTTTCAGTTGTCCGTGCTCGCCTAGAAAACCAATACATGGAAACTCTTGGCAAGGGTTCAATTGCACAAGTAGAGGCACTTAAGTCAATTGATGCTCAAATTGGTACCATGCTTGCATACAAGGCTGGCAAATTTAATCAACTAGAAATTGATAATTACGTAGCGCGATTCCAGATGAATGTTAGCAAGGGAATGGATTCCGTAAAAAACAATGGCTTTGGTATTGGCTATGATGGAAACGTAACGCTTGTTCGCCCTCAAACAATACGTCAACTTGCAGAGTCTTATCGCTTTACTCCTTGGGATAAAATTGAGACTCAACTTAACATCGAAGCAGCAAAGGGACTAAGCAAAACTGGACAAGTTGTAAACCGTGCTACTAGAGATATATTTGGCGAACTAAATAAAATTTGGACGTTTGACGTTCTTGCTCGCCCATCATATGCATTTAAGCAGTCATTATTTGAACCAATCATTAGTGCTAGTTTAGCCCTTGGCACCAACTTTGTAAGAAGAGAAATTGTTGCTGCTGGTAGCAAGAGAACAGTAAAAAACTGGTACAACTGGTCTGCAAACTTTGTCCAAAAAAACGTTGCCAATAGAGCAGAATACAAGGCTGTTATTGAGAACGTATCAGATAGGTCTGCAATGTTACAAGAGGCTATTGCTGCAAAGAATGCTGCGGAAGCGTCTGTTAATGACCTACTTACAAATGCATCTCCAGCAACAAAGTCTCAACACTTGTCTGCTGCCAAGAAAGAACTAAAGGCTATCGAAGAGATTGTCGACAAACTAGAATTAGACTTGCGTGATGCAATGGTACCTTACGGATTGACAAAGGCTATACCAAGCATGGTAACACTAGAGCGCAGAATTGCATACCTAGAAGCCAACCCAGGTATTACTAAGAAAACTGCACAAGTTAAGCAAGCAAAAGCAGCAATTAATAATTACAAGAACATAGTTGGCAAGATGGCAACTAATAAAAAAGTAATTATGGACGCTGATGATGCTGTTCAAAAAGCGTATGACAGTATTGATAATGCCGTCAGAGAACTTGGTGAAGCAGTAACAAAAAAAGCAGATGTATTTGGCAAGAGTGAAAAGTTTAAGAAGCGTTACTACTCGACAGAAAAACACACTGTTGTTGCTAATGGTGCTCAACATCATATTGATTCTTTTATTCAAGAGCAAACTGATGGAAGCGCAAATAACTTTACTACTGCAGTACTAGCAGAAACAAAGAATGCTAGAACTCAGCAGATTAACTTTCTTGGAGAAGTTGCTGGTGCAACTACATATTCTTCAATTAGGCGTAAAGTCCCTATGTCTAAAATTGGTGTTGCTGACGAGAACTATTTTGCAGAGTTGGCAGATATTGCTAATCGCCACTACCGAGGCGACAAACTTATGGATAAAATCTTTGCTGAGCAATCAACAGAAGATATCATACGCTGGGGCAAGACAGAAGAAGGTCGCGCTTACTTAAAGTCATTTGACGTATTTGATGAAAGCGAAATTGCACCGTACCTTACTGAAAAGATTAATCTTGTTCAGCGCATGTACCCATCTAACGAAGCACGTGCGGCTATCGTCAAGGGTGAAGTAAGTGCAACGCAACTAGAAAAATTCCTTGCTCCTTACATTGATGAATTATATGATATCATTCCATCTAATCACAACTATGAAGGATTGACATTCGGTCTTGGTACTGCTGGGAAACTAGCACGTGTGCCAGACAAAGTAATGAACAAATATATGGGAGTTCTAGCAAGCGTCGAAAACCCTATCCGTGCTGCAGTATTTGAAAAGTTTGCTATTGAAAATGTAGCCAAAAAAGCAGCATACTTGATGGAACAAGGCGTTCAAATGACAACAGGTCAGTGGAATGCTCTACGTCAAGCAGCAGGCCGTGAGGCCCTACAGGAGATGGAAAAGACTCTCTACACTATTAACAACCCTAATCGCTTGATTAATTCATTGCGTGGAGTTATGGCGTTTCCTGGTGCAAATGCTAACGCATTCTTGCGATATGGTCGTCTTGCAGCAAAGAACCCAGTTCGTGCGGCAGGCTTCGTATCTAACTATGGACGTGCATACACGACATTTGGTGTTGATGAATCTGGCAACCCTACCAATGACATTGACAAAATAAGCCATTTGGTTATACCTGGAACTAACGACTTAAATCTAGGACCACGCGGAGAAGGAATTAAACTTAGTGCTCAATCACTAGGTTTCCTCATCAACCGCCCAGGACCTTCCTTTATTACAAGCATTTCAGTAGGTCAGATTATGCAGAAGTTCCATAAGTCAGAAGCAGAAGTTGAAGAACTAATGACATGGGGCGGAACTAACTGGTACAAGGTTATTTTCCCATACGGTCCACCAACATCTGTAAAAGATGTGTACACTCCTCCTTGGTTGAAGAGTCTTATTAACGCTGGATATGTTCCTGGAGTTCAATACACAGGTTGGCAACGAGATATTGCTAATATGATATTTGGCAAAAGCGGACAAAATGATTACTTGAGTTCTTGGAAATCTGTTTACAATTACAACGCAATGTTGGTTGAAATGGGAATCCAGGACGATATGCCATCTAATGCAGAAATAGAAAAGCAAGTAAAGGGTCTATTCCGTGCTAAGTTCTGGTCTA